ACGCCTATCTCTATCTCTCTCTCTATCTATCTATCTTGAGCAACCTAAATTAATTTCAAAAAGTACTTGACAACCACAAACCCTTCCATATAATGGCTCCTAAGTCGCTTGCAAGTGTCGGTTCTAGGACCCCATCAATAGCGCACCCAGTAGGGTCATACACTGACCACACTAGTAGACTGACAAAGAACGTAGTTGGGCATTGGGGGACATGGGCATAGGTAACATGCTCCCCTGAACGAGTACCGCTCAACAAGTCTGCATAGAACACTATCGGGATACCCCAAGGGAATCGCAAGGGGTTTGCCGAGCGCCTATGCCGCGACGTAACGAACTTGCACAGTACCAAACGGGTTAGTTTTTGTCTTTGGTAGACCTTTCAAAAGTGTCTACTGAGAACATTCTAGCAAGCGTATACGGGTTACTCTTTGTGGTAACAGGTCGCAAGACTGAGCCGGTTAGAATGTTCGACTGTACACACAACTAGAAGGTAAACAACTATGAAAAATATCACACCACGCGGCGGGTTAGTCAAAATTATCAAGCGCTTGCCATCATCGCACTATGGCAACCCGCGATTTTTGGTGAATTTTGCTGGATACACTTGCAAAACTCCGGTTGATTCCATGATTGGCTACGAGATCCAGAATTTTGACGGTAAAATATGCGTTGGCACAATCGGCACACATTATAAAGCTTTGCACATCAACTCCATCTATCAGGTGGAAGCGCAATCTGAACTCCACGCGATGCTCAGCGAAAGGTAAAGACACACGATGAAAAAACAACGAAACGATAGTTACGAACAGCTTGCAGCGATTGCTGCAAAGTATTATGGTGACCGTAATTGTTGCACCGTGATCGCAACAGCTAAAGCTTGCAAAGTGTCATACGGGAAAGCTTTTAACGCTTGCAAACGTGAAGGACGCCGAACCGGACACGGCACAAAGCCGAAAGTCTATCTTTTAGCAATGGCAAGTTTAGGGTATTTTGCAGGTGACATTCAATCACCCCTTATCGGTAGGACAATCGGCAAGGCCGAGCGTTACCTACCGAAGAAGGGTACATTCCTCATCCATGTACGGGGACACGTCGCCGCATACGTCGATGGCAAATTGCACGACTGGTCAAGTGCTGAACATTCAGGTAAACCACGGCGACACCGAATAACAGCTATTAGAAAAGTAACACCGCTAACAGACGAGGACAAGTCTACGGCGGCTAGGTTTATCTCAAAAAAATATCCAGATCAACCAACACCAAGACTCTTGGTACTAAAACACTAAACGGAACCGTTAACCAACACCAACTAGGATCAAATACAATGAACGCTAAAGATAACGCTAACGCCAACGTGAATATTTACCTTGAACTAGTAGCGGCTTACTTCGCTGTCTCATCTGAAGAGAACGCTAACGCCGTCGATTCCTTCGTGATGGCTCACCCCGAGGTGGTTGACGATGCTTACGTCGCCGCTGGCCCCCTGGCTTACGAGATCGTATCCGGCACCGTATGCACCACCTAACCCCTAGACAACACCCGCACCCATTCCAGCCCGTGTAAACGGGCTTTTTGGGTGAAACCATATAACGGTACGAGGAGAAACAGAATGAAAACAGAATTAATAGTTAAAGTTAAAAATGTTTATGGGAATGAGCTAGTCTATCCGGTATGCGAGCAGTCTAAATTGTTTGCAGCGTTGGCGAACACGGAGACATTGACCACGCAATCAGTCGCGAAAATCAAACAGCTCGGATACACTTTCACAGTCGAATCACAAACCCTATAGGAGGTAGTAATCATGAGTAGTCAATATCCGATCTGGAATAAAATTAATTCGTGTATTTATGCTGAAAAATCCGGTAGAACAGGGAATAAATCCTACGGCGTGCGGCAACATAGTGAAGTCGAGATCTGTGTAGGTACGTCGGCCAAAAATTCACATATTTTTCTAAAGCACAGCGTAACGCACCGAACGCACGAAAACGGAGATCGTGAGTTCCGATTTTATGTAGACGGCGAACTACTTAAATCGGCAATATTGCCGAAGGGTAGCGCAGAACTGAGGAGCGTAAAATAATGAACGAACTACAAACTATTGTTTTGTCTCGAATGATCTCCCCAACTCGCGACAAAGTAAGTACTTTAAATTGCAAAATTGCTCTACTTTATGCAAGATCACAAGGTTTTGAGTTAGCGTGCAGGGCTATGATTCTAAAAGCTAGGGCGGCGCAGTTAAATTGGCAGACAACGACACAACGGAAGTGGCAACGTGACACTAAGAACGCTAATAAAGCGAAACACCACGACTCTATTGCGATAAGGGAAAAGTACGTTCGTTGTCAAACTGGAGCGAATTGACCCTACCCCTTACCCTTGCTTGACATGAGATCGTCGCTTAGAGGGCATTGTGAGCGGTCGAAATTGAGATTTTAAACAAAATTAGGAGAAACAAAGATGAGTAAGTTAGGTTTATGTTATCTCGACGGTAATACACATTTAGTAACGTGTGGGGCAACCTACACACCTTGGAGAATCCGCCAAGCCAAAATTGGGACGGAGGTTTACAATGTAAACACTAAAGAAGTTCTCCCGTTCACAACAAACCCTGCTATTCCAGGTCAGCATCGGCGGCAGTACGCACTGTCGCAATTAGGTGAGACCGATAAACTTTTAAGTGATTTGGAGCATTATGTGTGGCTTGGGGGAGGCAAAATAAAATGAGAAAACCTTTCACAGATCTCGAAAATGCTTTGTATGGGCCGCATCACCAAATAGCGGACAAGAAAATGAAGCTACTGCACCAAGCTATCTTGATCGTAGGAAAAGATGAAATCTCCGGTGTCAAAGCGCGGGGAAAAGACAAAATAACCGTGTACACGTTTTTGCCGCCGACTCACTTGCCCATTGAACCACGCACAAAATGTATCCGCTGGCGTCAGGACTCCTACTACCAAGAAGAAGGGGAAGGATAATGAACGAAACTATAAAGTACATTGCGATCACCATATTCTTGTTTTCCTTGGCGGTAGCCGGATTTTTATATGTTGCTCAAGACCAAGACGTTGCAACGATTGACTGGTTACGTGTTTTTATTTTGTATGGTACTGTTGTACCTGTCATTGCATGGATAACATACTGTTTTTTAAGGAGAAATTAATGAAGTGTCGTGTGTGTGACCGTCGTGCAGTATTTTACAAGCAAACTAGTGGCGTTAACCGTTATTGGTGTGCGGAATGTTATTTAAAAATTTTACTAGCCGAGGAGAAAAAGGCAGATGAAAATCTTGAATACCTATGTGGGCAGTGATGTGTGCATCTCTGGTACGTCACTCATGGGACATGTGAACGCCACCTATGCGGAACTCGTCAAGGTCTTTGGTGAACCCACCGAACACGATGGGGATAAGTTCACCGTCGCTTGGAACCTTGAATTTAGAGTTGGGAGGGGAGAGCAAGGTTTGGATGACATTGAGAATTTACGTGCTACACTTTACGACTGGAAAACAACGTGTACCCTCTACGGATGTTACGATTGGCACATCGGAGGGGACAGTCCTCGCGTTGTTCGTTTGGTGGAACACAAGCTTGGATTTGTCCACGGCCAACACCCCCACGGGGATGACGTGTGCGTTTGAAAGACACTTTCATTTACTTGGATTCTTCCTCCAGAGTCGGCTATACTGTTCAATTTGGAGAGGGACCGGACATGAGTGAAATTAAACGGCGGTGGGAGCAGTTGCTTTTGGACGCAGATCTAGATTATCAGCGATGGCTGGATGATTTGGATAGACAAACCCAAGAATTTCAAGAGCAGCAAGAGCAGCAGGAATCTTCCGAGGTTGGGGTTGGTGATGTAGATGACTAGGAAACTACCTCCGCTGCCCGAGGTTGTCATACTTGAAACAGCACACCAAGGCTACGAAAGCTGCCTGGATACGTTGGAAGAACAACTGGTGCGTACACTTGAACCCATGGTGGCTGGGGAAGACCTTTTCGGAAGTCTCGCTGAATTTAACAAAATTCGTAAAATTCACGATGCGCTTGCAGCATTGCGGGCACTCGCAAAGTGGGCTGATGCTTCCGACGGAACTTTGCAATAATGCGGTGTAAAGCTTGCAACAACACAATGGAATTTGTCGGGTGGAACAAACCTGGAAATCGTCTAGAGGACTTGTGCAGGGACTGCCGAGAGGTGCTTTCACTACCGCCAACGAACGATGAGCTAGTTTTTGACGATGGCTACCTGTTGGGAGTGGGTCAAGACGATGACAACTTGGATTAAGCTTGAGGAGTTTTCAGACCACTTTCCAACCGAAGGGACGGTAAAAGTTCACCATTGTAAAGACGGGCGGCACAACGACAGACTTTATCTGACACGTACAGAAGATGGTAAGGTCGTGGGCTACTGTTTTCATTGCGAAGGCAAAGGTGTTTACACACCGTCCGCGTGTGACCGTCGAGCGATTAAACAAAGGCCTAAACAAGATTCTACCGACCCCTTTAAAGCTTGGGATGTTCCCCCGCTCAGTGAGTGGGACACGTCAGACAAATGGCACACACCGGAGTTTGTTAAAATACCACTTGACATTCGGAAGTGGTGGTTTTTAGCTGGACTAAATATCAGCGAATACAAGGACTTAGGAGTTAAACTTTTAGATGGCAAGATGCCAACTATACCGTTGCGTAAAGACAACAAGGAAGTCACGGGATTAGCTTTGCGAACTTTTGACAAAGCTTTACCGAAGTGGCTTTTACTTGGTGCGAAAAGTCAAGCGATTTTAAATAAAGACTCACAAGTTTTGGTACTAACAGAAGATTATTTAAGTGCCTTACGGTGCAGCAGAAACTACTCAGCACTCCCGTTGATGGGTACTAGCTTGTCTGTGGATAACTTTAAACGGGTAACAACTTGGAGTACAGAAACTGGTGGTCGTGTTGTTGTGTGGCTGGACAACGATAGTCCACAGGTTATCCACAAGGCAAAAAACATCTGCGAGCGCTTGAATTTATTGGTAAACTGCACGTTGATTTTGACTACGAAAGAACCCAAACACTTGAAGAATGACTCGGACATTACGGAGATTATTACCGATGGAAACTGATATCCTGCTATTATTATCTAATATATCTAGATATAAAAGATACTCTTCTCTGATTAGAGAAGAGAGATTATCTGAAGATATTAGATTTATCTATAAAGATTTAAACAACTACTTCAACGAACTTGAAAAGGAAGACGTTGACTGGTTGGAGTTTAAAGCTTGGGTAATCACCTTGAAGCATCCTTCAATGAACGAAGATAGGATTGCTTTGGTTGATGCGCTTTGCGACAAACTCCACGCCTCCGACGCTATAACGGACGGAGCCGTCATGCAGAATTTATCAACACGTTATTGGGCGAACCAAATCAGTGAGACCGCCTACGACGTTGTTTTAGGCAAGGCGGACATGCAAGACGTTAAAGAACAGATTAAAGAATATAATTTAGAAGTTAACGGTGTTGCGTGGGACTTAGAGAACCTATCACTATCAAATTCGGAACTGCTTGAACAGCTTCGTGACCTGCGCGATGCGCCTAAGTACAACTGGTCGATTTCGGAACTTCAACTCATTCTCGGACCAATTAGCAAAGGTGATTTTATCATTTTAGCAGCGCGTCCTGACGGCGGTAAAACTACTTTCCTTGCTACCCAGGCTGTGCACTTTGCCAGTCAACTTGCCGATGGAGACTGTGTTTTGTGGTGCAACAATGAGGAAAGCGGTAGCCGGATACGTTTGCGGCAAACTCAAGCCGCGCTAAATTGGACACGCGAGGAAGTCATGAAGGATTTAACGAAGAGCGTTGAACAGTTCGAGGAGAAGGTTGGCGTCGGTAAGATTCAGGTCATGGACAACACAAGCATGACTGTCCACGATATTGAAGCGGCGATTGAAGCGTGCAATCCGAAGGTAATTATTGTTGACCAGATTTGGAAAGTTGGGGGTTTTGAGAAACAGTATGGGACGGGGATCGACCGCTACGCTAAACTTGCACAGTACGTGCGTGACCTTGCCAAAAGGTACGGCCCGATTATAGGTGCTTCTCAACTTGACAGTACGGCGGACAACACTAAATACCCGATGATGGGTAGTTTGTATGGCAGTAAAACTTCTGTTCAAGGTGAAGCAGACGCTATCTTGACTATCGGACAGTCAAACGACGAAGGGGCCGAGATGAGGTTTCTACGTGCGCCGAAGAATAAATTAAGCTACGCACACAACGACTTCCGAAGCGCAGGATGCGCGATTAAGATTGACAAGGAACGCGCACAAATCATCAGTTTACTTGGGGATGACCATGTTTGAACAAGCTATTATTCTTGACCTTGAGACAACGATAAACGCCCCTACGCCTCACTTCGGGGCAACTCCAACTTGGCCGGACAACTTTGCGGTAGCCTACGGTTATCAACTGGCAGGGGAAGACGATGTATTTTTGGAAGATTCAGCGGAAGGGTTGTTGGAACTGCTTGATAAGCACCCAAAGGCTGCACTTGTCGGACACAATTTAAGCTTTGACTTGATGTACCTTTTGAAATCAAAAGATAAAAATAGTTTCTCGGCAAATGATATTGTGGTGAGTAAACCAAGGCCGTTGTGGGACACAATGAAGTACCACCACATTATGACTGGCAGAGGTCAAGTCAACCCCTCGCTTGAGAGGGTTGCAAAGTTTTGGGATATCCCGTTCCAAAAAGATGACGAGATTAAAGAACGATTTAAGCTTGGGATTGGTGCTGACCAGATAGACCAAGAGTTATTGTATGAGTATTTGGAAGGCGACGTTAGGGTAACTGAGCAGATTTTTGCAAGGCAACTTAACCACGCTTGGGACAAAGGAGATACTTATTTGAAGTACGCACTAGAACTCATGACAGGACTCAAGGCAACGTCCGAGATGTCAATCAAAGGGTTGGCTTTTGATACGGCTAGTGCCGAAGCAGAGCGGAACGACTTGGAGAGTAATTTAAAAAGTTGCGAAGCGCAAGTTATAAAAACTTGGGAAGGCTGCTGGCCGTGTGCGTTCAACCCAAACAGCCCAAGCCAAATTGAGACAGTGCTGTGGGGTGGAGAAGCGAAGGTGGTGTACGACCAAGAAGTGTTAGACGAGAGCGGGGCAGTGGTTTTGTACAAGTCTGGTGCGAAAGCTGGCGAGGTCAAGACCAAGAAAGCAACGCGACTCGTTACGGTACCCGCTTTGGTCACACCTAAGAGCCAAAAACTATTTGACAAAAGAGGTTGGGAAACCAAAAGTGGGGCACAGACTTTGCAAAGAGTTGTTCAATACGACGAGGGGAAAACGTCAGCGGATTTTGCGGCAGCAATTTTGGAACTGCGGAACAAGACAAAAACAATCACAACTTACTTTAAACCTTACGTAAAATTTGCAGTGAACGGAGTTATCCACCCCTCCTATAACCATTGTGTCACGCAAACAGGTAGACTCAGCTCTTCAAAACCCAACATGCAGAATGTCACAAGCAAGGACAAATAAGATGAAAAACGACACGATTACAGACCAATCTTTAACCGTGCTAGAGTGCCGCGCACTTGTTGACGCTGTGTTTTCCGGTGTTTACTTGGTCATTCCGAGATCATCCCGACACTACGCCGCACTGAAAAATTTGGAACGAAAAGCAATTCGTGGGGCTGCGGCTGAGACTGACAAAGAGACCACTGATAGGGGTTAGCGATGATCTTAGACCACTTTATTGCTCGACCAGGGTATACTTTAGCAGAGTTTGACTACCAGCAGCTTGAAATTAGGGTGTTGGCGTTGGCTAGTCGAGACCATCAACTGATTGACGACATCTGTGCAGGTGTGGATATGCACACCTATTTTGCCAGCCAGATATTCAGCAAACCAGAGGCTGATATTTCGGTAAAAGAGAGGCGTATGGCAAAAGGGTTTTCCTTCCAGCTACAGTATGGGGCTGGAGCCAATGGAATAGCACGCCACTGGGACGTTTCTAAGGC